CAGGCGGGGCCCGTGCGCGTCAAAGCCACGCCCATCCCGGACGTCGGCGCCGCGGGAAAGAAGCAAAAGGTGATCGGGCGCCTCAAGGCGAAGATGCTCACGGCGTACAGGTACCACCCCGTCGAGTCTATCGCCGCGCGCCACCGCGCGCTCAGACGGGCGGTCGCTGCCGAAACGCGCGCGGCGGTGGTTGTGCGCCTCGACGCCATTAGCCGGACCACCCGGCGCCACCTCCCGACCGCGTCGCGCGTCTACAGGAGGGACCGCAACTGGGTCGGGGGGCAACTTTAATCTGGGTCAACTACATGTCGCCAAGTGTCAGAAGCGCCTCGACCCGGCGAAGTGCCTCGACCCGGCGAAGTGCCACGCCGAGACGTGCGATGATGGCCGGAGCTCTGGCCCTCATGGCAGGGAGTGCGTCTGCTGCGGCTCCCGCCCGCGCTGCTGCAAATTTATTGCGAAATGCCAGTGTGCGCGAAGCCCTAAAATATCTTCCCATCGCGGCCGAAGCCACAAAGGTCACTGTGTCGGACTGGGCGTCGGGCGTCGTGCCGAAGCATGTAATGAATTTTGCAAAAGAAATACCCAACCCAATCACGAGAAACCAGTACATTTCGACATACAAGGAATCACAGCTCTACCCTAGATTTCAATCGCTTATCGGTGGCTGGGGCCCTCAACTCCAACAGCTTTCAAACGCGGATAGTGCGAACCATGCCCGCATAGCACGTCTGACAAAAGCGTATAAAAATCTGGAAAGAAAGCCAGCGCTCACACAGCGGAACCTGAAGAACCTTAATACTACCAAGGAAACGCTCAAAAGTGAATTGAACAAGTTGCCCGTATTTTTGAGACGATCTATCACCAACGGCTTGATGATCAACGACAAACCCGCCAGATATAACCCAAGAGTTGAAAGAATATATGCAGCCCGAAACAATCACAGTCGGATACACCAGACCGAAAGCAAGCGCCGCATGGCCCCCGTGATAGCAGAGGAAGCCATTCACAAATTTGCTTCGCTCCCGTCTTGGGCTAATTTCAAGAACTTGATCGGTGCATTCTTCGCCTTGTATGTGACAATGATGCTGATCCCGGCCATGGTGACAGGCTTTATCACTCTGCCCCGAAGCATTAACCTAGAGACCATAAAGAAGTTTGGCGAAATGAGTGTAGCCAAATATAATCAATTGATGTTGGTCGCAACCAACCAGCTTCACGACCAACGTAGAGCCAACCCGAGGCTGTACAACAAGTATGCCCGGATGGTGAATCAGCTGCCCGTAGTCGGCCCGAGAGTCGCCGCCGTGATCGAAAGAGAAACTCGAAAGAGACAGGACGATCGAAACTCTGCAGCCAGGCTACGCTTGAGCTATTAGAGCCAGCGTGAGCTCTGGACACATGGAGGCGCTCGCGCGCGAGGTTTGGGCCAGCCTCGGGCCCGGGTACTCCGAGCGCGTCTACCACAACGCGATGGAGGTGGTGCTCCGGCGCCACGCCATCCCCTACGAAACCGAACGTATCGTCCCCGTTTTATTCGAGGGCCATACGATCGGCAATTTGCGCGCCGACTTGATCGTGGACAGGGCCCTCGTCGTCGAGCTCAAATCGGTCGCGCGCCTCACGGACGTCTTCCGGAACCAGACGCGAAACTACCTGACGCTCACGGGCATCCCGCGCGGGCTCCTCATCAACTTCCCGTCGGGCGCGTCGACCGACATTGAGATTGAGGAGATTAAATTGTCGGAATCCACTGCCACTTTAGCTCCTGGCAGATGTTCCTCCACATCTGATCCTGTTTGTACAGCTTCTCCTTGCTCTTCAGAAGAGGGAAGCACGGAAGGTATTCGTCGTGACCTAGAAGCTCGCAAAATTTGTACAGAATGAAGCTGTACGACAGAAAGTTCTTGCGGTCCTTCGGCCGGTGCTTCTCGAACGGCTTTTGAACTTGGTAGAACATGAGCCGTAGGCGGTCCTCGAGCGCTTGCGGCATGGTCGGCGGCTGGATGCCGTTCAGGATGGTGGTGATGTACGGGATGTGCTCGTAAAACTTGCTCTTGTCGAGCTTTTTTAGGAGCGCCTTGACCTTCTCGTGCGTAATCTCGGCGAGCTCTTTGATGCGCTGCTTGCGAAACTCTATTCGCAGCTGCGCGATGAGATCCTCCGGGACGCTCGTCGACTCTTTCGCTTGGAACTGGGAGACCCATTCGTTAAAGTGATTCTCACGTTTGTATGAATAAATAATCTTCTTATCCATCTCTTGCTCCTCCTTGAACCCCACCTGGTCGCACAAGACGTACTCCATCGCGCCGCACTTGAGGCACACGTCCTCGCTGATCACCTCGTCGAACATCATGCAGTAGCGCGCGCCGCACTTGGTGCAGTGTGGCGAGTGCCCCGAGCTCCCCTTGGCAGTCGCGGTCGTCGTCACGCCCTCGACCTCTTGCATGTACTCGTTGTAGATGTCGCGCCGCTGCACCCCCTTGCGCGAGCTGAGCGCCATGCCCGCCATGTGCGTCGTGGTTGCGCTCGGCCCGTCGCCAGTCTCGTACGCGGCGGCCAGGAAGGGGATGCACTGCGCGATGTAGGCGAAGAGCTCGGTGTCGTCACCCTTCGAGACGAGCTCCTCCACCTTGGCGGTGTAGCGTGCCTCCATTAAAGCTTCTGCGAGCATATTGTTTAAATGTTGCAAAAGTTGTTTGACATCTGGTATTATATCAGAAGCGTGCTTCGTCTCAAGAACTTTACCATCTTGAACATCGACGAGCGAGGCTTGATCAACTACGTCTGCAACAACCGGGTCTACAAGACTGCCTCGTGGCCCATCGCGCGCAAGGTGGGCGGCGTGTCCTACCCGATCAGGTCCGCGACGTACATGGGGCGCGACGTGACCGCCGTCGTGAAGCAGTGGGCCGGGCCCCGCAGCGACTTTTACGGCAAAGAGCCTGATGTCCGGGCGATGTTCAAGCAGCAGGGGCGCATCGCGCGATTGTTCCGCATCCCGGAGCAGTACCCGGCGGGTGGTGAGTTGCGCATCACCAACATACTCGGTCAAGAGTCCATCTTTGCGGCCAAGTAAAACTTCATGTCCCCGAGGTTGGCGATGGAGTACCGGAAGACGATGACCCCGTCATTCTCGGTGTCTTGCATGAGCTGCACGCTCGAACACATGCCGGTCGCTTTTGTGAATAGGTTGATATACTTGAGACTGAATGTGTTGCCGACGCACGCGACGTGCTCCGGGTACTCTATCTCGGTCGTCTGGTCGGCAAAGTCGCCGCGGCACGACAGCTCGAGGACGGTGCCCTCGCGCTTGATGCAAATGTCGCTCGCGAGGTTGCCCATGTCGCGCGCGATGCGCTGAAAGTCCATCGAGGGGAGCGTCGTGATGACATCCATGTGTACGTCGGGCACCTCGAGGATGTCCTCGTTAATGTCCAGGAGCTTCAGCTTGTAGCTGGTGGACGACTTTTTGACTGGGTTTTCGATGATGAACTCGAGGATGTCGTGGTTCTCAATCTTCATGAACAGGGTGTCGTTATTGCCGACCGACTTGAGCAGCTTGTGCGTGTTGGCCATGTTGAGCCCGGCGGCAATCTCGCCCGGGCACGAGTACTCTTCAAAGTTTTCGGCCGCGAGGAAGACGTGCACGAGCGTGACCCGCGCGATGTCGAGCGTCAGAATCTTGATGCCCGCCGGGCTAAAGTAGACATTCACATCGTTGATAATGTCTTTAAGCACCTCGAAAATCGAGCGGATCGCGCTCGCCTGGATGGTCCTCAGATGCATCCCTCTTTAGAGCTTTAACGCGCATCTCTCTATTTGCTGTACGACTGGTATGCATCAGTCACGCTCCGGCCAATCTTCTCCTCGAGCTCGGGCGTGAGCGTCGGCTGAAGCACCTCCCCGTAGCGGTCGAGGCAAAAGTACGACCCGGACTCTTCGGTGCCGTCAAAGTTTGAGGTGGACGGGCCACCGCCCTCCCAGTTGTCAAAGTCGCACGGGATCATGCTCTGCAGCCACGTCTTCACCTCGGCGCCCACGAGGAGCTGACCGTCGTTGGTGACGAGCGTCGGGACGCGCGTGATTTTCTTGGAAGGTATGCCGTGCGTCGTGACGTTGTGGAAGCGCACGATCTGGATGAGCGCTGGCTGCGACCGAATCAAGCCTATGACGTCAAGGCTGAACTTGCACTTGTCCGAGAACACAAGGAGTGCCATTCGTACTACCGAGGGTCTTTTTGTTGATTTTTTTTAGACGCACCCAGTAAGTATGAAGGATGTGGCGATAGTCGTGCTCGCCGGCGTGGCGGCATTTCTGTTGTGGAATCAATCGAGCGTCGGATCGTACGACCAAGACACGACTCAGCACGTATCGCCTGACGTGATTCAAGTCATCATCGAGGCGGTCCAAAAGGATGACCCGGACCTGGAGCCGCTCGAGACCATATTCATCACGCCCACCACGGACAACACCGGCATGACCATCTACACCGCGCGCTTCATGTTCTTCAACACGCGCGGCTTCTTCGGCATCCAATACGACGTGGTTGCGCGCGAGAGCTCGGACCGCTCGCTCCACATCATGTCCAAGAGCGGCTCGGTCGGGGTGGACCGCGAGGGGCCGTTCCAGACGTATCGCCCGGACAAGTACCTCGCGTTCAAGGATGTCGATGACAGCCTCGACGCACAGATGAAGAGTCTCTTGAACGCGTCGAAGCGTGCAAACTAACTCCGCGGGCGCATGTAATGATCTCCGCGCGAGAAGTCATCGAAAAGGAAAAGGCGCGCGCCAACGTGCGCAAGGAGACGTACCGCGCGCTTCTCGAGCAGTTTTGCCGAAAGATTCGCACGGCATCTGACCTCGGGAACAAGGGTGCGAGCCTCACCGTGCCCCCCTTTGTGATTGGCTTCCCGGCGTATGACATGGCCGTCACGGTCACATACATGACGCGCCAGCTCGAGCGGCTCGGCTACCGCGTCGAGCGCGTCGGCCTCGCGGACCTG